CCGTTAACCAATGTGCCATTAGTAATGGTTGGCGAATAAACGCCTCCAATGGTTGCGGGGCCGGTACCGTTATGATAAACGGTAATATGATAAGCGGTGTCCAAAGCTGCTCCAGCTGGGATGGTCAAGGTGTTGCCACCAGTAATGGTGATATTCAACGGATTGGTTACGCTTGTAACATTGATCAAGCCAAGGGCATACGCACCTGAGGTGTTAGCTCGCTGAATGTGCGTATAACTGCCCAAGGAATCAATGAGTGGCACAACTGGTTTGTAAAACTCGACACAGTAAGTCACCCACAGCTCACCTAGCAGTTGACCTGCTGGATTGCCTTGGGTGGCTAACTGGAAGTTACCTAAATCATAAAGACGAAGGTCCTGTCCAGAAGGTGGTACCACAGTACGGACATAAAGTTGTGATAACACAGTCTGCTTGAGATCACATTCTACGAAATGCATCAGGTTCTTGGTAGGCTTAATCGCCACCGCATACTCTGAATTCTCCATAGCTACCTTATCAGCATAGATGGGAGCATCTGCGTTGTAGTTAGTTGCCATTACCACAACACCAGGAGCACCAGTTGCCACGTAATCGGTGATCAGCGAATTAAACTGGAAAACCATACCGTGGATCCTGTACTCCTGGTAGCTCGAAGCTACAGTTGACAGCCAAGGCAGAGTTGAGGGAACTCCAGGCTGAATGGGGTAAGCTGTATTGGTGAAATTCGTAGTGCCATAAACGTTGCCAATAAACTCACGGTGACACACAACGTTAGTAGCGCGTTGCGTCGAGAACTTAGGGATCTGATCATTGAGGAACACGTTGTACGCCGGTTTTTGGCCGGTGACTTCATAATCACCCGATCCGAAGATCGACCCAATCCCCGTTCCAAGCCATCGGCCGATATTCGCACCAAGGTTTTCTCTACCGAACCACCCACCAACGGTTGATCCGATCTTTCCACCTGCAGTACGAAAAGGCGTCTTAGCTTTCACTGAGAGTTTGTCAACTTTCTCTTGAAGTTGTTTTATTTTCTTCTTCTCTGTAGAAGTAACAGTTTTAGCTTTCTTAGTCATCTTGTATTGGATACCAGAGATGATAGACTGGGACTGTTCATCGTGATCTCCCCTGCAACCAACATATGCAAAGGGCGGAGCCGTGCAGTCTCTCGGCATTTTGGTTAGCACGGTTTCCGTTTTGGTCCATTTAAAGATCACAACCCAATAACTGGGGGGGGGTCGACGTCACCGACCAGACATAAAGTCTCCTTGCCCAACAAGTGTGGCTTAAAGCCACCTGTCTGCCCGCAACGGGTCAAACAACCATGTGGAGTCCAGACCAGATCCGCACCTGAACTCCCACGGAGCTTGTTTCATACTACGGAATTTTGCTTCCAGCTTTGCCTGCGTAGATATGCTAATGCCAAACGCTCGGTGGAACTGAATGCGTGTCTGATGGGTAATAGGTTCTGGTTTTGCGGCAACCCATCCATGGTCCAGTAGTTGCTCGAACCTATACCCAAGTTCACTTAAATCCCGCATGATTAATTTGCGATACGGAGACCATTCTTTGACCCAGCGTTGTACCATCAAAAAGAATTCTTGTAACACAGGCACTCCCTTATTTATGGATAACTCTCCTTGGGCGGTACTGTAAAGAATCTTAAAAATGGCAGTGGCGTTGTGCTTGGTTGTCACCAAGAAACGACTAACCACACGCTGAGGATCTCGGATGAAGGTCCAATGGTCACCCACACGCATCAACTTAGATTGGCAAAATCCAATCTCATTGATGTGGTTGGTTATATTGTCAACCTTCATGGTCATACCTGACTCAACAAAATAATCTTTAATATTCAGGTTGGGGGGTGGGCCTGATATAAATACCAGGCTGTCGTCCCCATCAACAAGAAAAGAAGCATGTTCAACACCCATGGCCCTCAACTCACAACAAAAATGAGCTAACAGTACAGACATAATAATGCTGTTTCCTGAACCAGTATTGGGTGTTCCAGAAGTTCGCCCGCCATTCACCTCATAACGCCCCTTGGAATCATTGGCCCTAAAAGAGCCTCTGATTTTGAGTTGATGCCTCAAGAGAGATAGACAGCCTAAGGCCGCTATCTTCTCCCAGACTGAGAACTCAAGTTTAAGTAAGTCCTCAGTAATGTGGGCGTCAAATCTGCTCGCATCCAACTCTAAAAC